ACTCACGGTGTAATACACGTACCGAAAATCTGCGACGATTGTTCCTGTTAAAGACCCTATCGTCGGTGTGTAGTTGTTCACGACGAATGAGGATATGTTTCCTTGAATGAGTTCGGTAATAATCATACGTGCGAGTTGTCCGTCAGTTAACCCGATGTACAGGTTCCCCGAAAGAACACAGAATTGACTGAACAGATTCGTCCCCGAAAATGCCGAAAGGACTATGTACGACTCCGGGTCATCGACGTTTTTTGTGGTGTCGAATATGATAAATTGACCACCGTACGTAACGATAAAAATGTACTGTTGATACGAAAATGTCGTTTGGACGTTGACGGGTTGTCCTCCTAGGATCCCGGTCGATGCGTCGTATGTCGTGTACGACTTGGCGTCCAAAAAGTCCCCCGTACCGGAATTCAAGTTCTGGGAAACGTTCAGGTACGAATCGAAATCAATCTCGACGCTCATATGTTGGTGTGTCAGTGCACACAAAGGCACTTCTTTGGTTCCGAGAGGCAGATTGACGTAGTACTCACGTGCAACGGTCGCCTGTGTCTGGTCGAGGGTCCCATTCATCAACTTGAGGATCGCCTTGTTTTCGTACGGAATGAGAAGATCGTTTTGAAGTTCGATATATTCACCAGAGTACTCCTTGATGGTTTGTTTACCGACGAGGACGCGAACCGCCTTGCACAGTTTATGGGCAACAGAGTCATCGTACGTCGATGTACTCGGAGGCAAAAAACCTGAAATCCAACCAGACTGTGTCAGAGTCCACGGCGGCGTCGCCGGAAGCGCATACGTGAGTCCTTCGCGAGAATCAAAACCCCAAAATGCAGCATCTGCAGAGTTTACAAACGAAATGGATGTGTAAACGTCAGACGAAAAAACACGGTCTGTCAACTGAAGAGGTGGAACGACGAGCGAAACGGAATCCGAAGGTGAATTTGTATACGTGAGACCAATTATGGTACATGTGAACGTCGTATCCGTTGATGCAGTCACTGTAAATGTCTGATTTACAACCCCCGAATTCGGTAAATTGATAAGGACCTGACTTCCAACCGGGAAGTTGCTCGGCGCTGACGTCGTGAACGTCCAGCTCGTTCCGACGTTCGAACCGCCCGTAATTTGCCACGTCTTGTTCGTCACGTTGTTCACCCAGAGGTTCGAGTTTGCCGTTGAAAAGTAACTGATAATGTCACCGCACTGGATCCCAGGACTCGACACTGTTCCGTTGTACGAGATGCCTGCGAGTGTCGTCGAACACGTGAACGAGTTGGCCGTCGGTATGCCAGTGATTGTGTACGTCCCGTCCAGGTCGAATATGACATAGGCTGTACCGACAAGAGTCACCTGCGCCCCGATGGAAAAGTAGTGGTTCCCGACCGTGTTTGCCGTCAGGGTCACGCCGTCCGCCACGACGAGGTCCAACGTTTTGTTCACGTAGACCGTAGCACCCACCTCGGAAGACGGTGTCGGGAACACGTACTGCCCCTCAACCGTCGGATAAATGGGTGGGAGGACCGTACGTAAAGTCATACGGGTCATGTAATCCCCCTTGACTGGAATGGTACACCGACCTGTGGAATCGAACGTCACCTGGTTGTCAAACGGAATCTCGTACGTCTCTCTGGATCTGTTCACACGAGGCTGATACTTGGCTTCGAAATACGTCCTGTCCGGTGCCATGGATAACCAACGGTCATCCTGACCCCGGACAGTCAGCAGCAGATCAGCCGCTGACATTTACTAATACTCTGCAAGCAAATTAAAACGTGTTATTTACTTGTGAGTACCCTCCGCGACATAAAAACCGTCCGAGTTCAGGTGCCCATGAGGTTGGTGAAATATCAATTGCAGACCAGGTTATACCATCAGATGATATCCATCCCGTTGTTTCGTTACTATAAGGGTAGAAACCCGTGTTCGCACTGGCTACAAAAGTTGAAAGTTCTTCAACCCATATAGGGCCGCCAAGTGGAAACGCGACACCGGGTGAAGTCCAATTTATACCGTCATCAGAATACAAAACACCTTCACCTGTTAATTCCTCAGGCATTACTATACCGGCTTGACATACGAATCTTCCAGATGAGGAACACGCTATTCTACCAAATCCTGATATACCAGTGCTGTTAATTCCCGTGTTCCATGTCGTACCGTCATACGAATAATAAGCGTCTGTCTGATAAAAAGCCACGAACATACCATGGAACGATGACCAACCAACTGCTGTAGCAAGTGAATCTGGTAAAGACTGAATCCAATTTATACCATCCCGTGAATAATAAGCCCCAGAGAATACACCCAATTTCGGTGACCAAGCAACAAACGGGTTTGTGTAAAAATCTTCTATTAGCGGTCTCGCAGCTTCGGAACCTGAATAAATCCAGGTTTTTCCATCATACGAATAATAAGAAAATATATAAGACTCTAGATTATTATCAAGATCCCGGAATGCTAAAGATACATATAACCCAAGTTCTGGAGACCACTCGCATATTGTTGAATTTGCTCGTGTAAGTGTTTTTTCCCATTTTACACCGTCACTTGAAACAGAGCCGTCTCTTGGGCCGGCAAATGTACCGATTTGTGCGGCCCATTTAAAAACCTCATATATCCCTGGATAAAACCCAGCTATATCTACATAATAAATACCATCGATAGAAATGAATTGTGTAAAATCATAATCTGCAATTACAAAAAGTTGAAGTGATTGTGAATATGCAAGTGCACTTCCCGCGTTTGTATAAGTGACTGACCAGTTAATAGCATCATATGAATGCATTGCATGACCGGGGTACAAAGAAATCGCAGTACATATATTCAATCCTTCACCCCACAATACACTCCAAGATGATACATCAGGGTCATTGGTTATATTAAACCCTTCTGTTGTCCACGTTTGTCCATCAGCGGAGCGAGCAATGTTACTATAACTAGAAACAACTTCATCAATATAAATAGAATAATTAACAGATGCTATAAAAATATTAAGTTTTGGTGACCATGTCACAGAGTCACCCTTTAAGTTGGGTGGGTCACCCTCGATTGGTGGACTTGACATAGTGACAGACCATGTGTTCCATGTTATTCCATCGGTCGAATACAGACCCATGTCAGGGTTACCAAGTACGTCCCAGTACCCAGTGCATACAAAAGTATGAATACTGGGTGAATACGCGAGTGAATTCACTGACAGAAAGTTGGGGTCATAGTATCGTTCTGTCCAGTTTATACCATCATAAGACGAAGACACAGTACCGGAGCCTACAAAGACGAACAAGTTCAATTCCGAAGACCACAGAAAACAACTTCCATTATACATAGGTTCTACAACATCTAAATTTAAACCTATAGGCGTTGTTTCATTCCAAGTTATACCATCATTTGACGTAACGTATACGATGGTCGGATTAAGAAATTGTAAACCTATATATAAATTGAGAGTATCCGAATAAGCAGTATAATACGGAGAAGGTGATGATTGTCCGTTTGTTAAATCAAAAAAAGTCGCAGCATCCCAGTGAAGTCCATCTGTTGATGAACCATTTATAGCTTCGAATTTTCCGAGTTTATCAGACCAAGATACGAGCTGCCACGGTGATCTTGGAGCTGTATTCGTAAATGCTTGATTCCATGTCCATTTTTGTTTCAATGGCACTGGGTCGATCAACGAAACCGTGACGTAGCCCGCTGAGTTTGACGTCGCCCCGAGGTCCGTAAAGTTTGCAACCGTTGGGTCCGCGTAACAGGTTGCACCGGAAACGCCGTCGCCAGCGCTTCCCGTGTACCCCCCGCCGCCCGAAATACCCGTCGTCGTCCCGGACACGTACCCGGCCGTTTCGTCAGGTCCGCCGAACGCCTGGAACGTGAATGTGTTTGCCGTGGCCGTCACGATGTCCCACGTCCCGTTGAACGAGTTTGTTCCCGTGATTTGAATTTTGTAATCGTGCGGGAAACCATGATCGACTGCCGTGTTTGCCGTACAGGTCGTCGTCGGATCGTACATGTCGACGAAAACAAACGCACTAGGAGAAGAACTGTCAGTCGTCGCAACTATATTTGAACCTGAAGCTATATAGCTATTTTTGTCATTTATACTGACAGTGACATCTAACGAAATAGACGGCGCGTATATTTTATTTCCAACTGAATACACGTAAAAGCCTGGGTCTGTTCGTGAAAACGAAATACCTTCAATGGATGGAAAGGATGTGATGGTACCATTTGAATATAAAACGTAATTTTGAGTAGATCTTGCAAATACAATTTCACTTCCGTTACTGTTTATACCTAACGTTCCGCTTGTTATAGATGTGTTTGTAAAAATTCGATTAGGGGTTGACCACGTTTCACTGACTTTTGTGTACACGTCGACAAAAGTAAAGAAATTTGGATAATTTATAGTTCCTGATAAATTCAACACAATTGTACTACCGTCACCCGAAATTGCGCACTGTAAAGCGTAAATATCGTTTGGAATTACTGGAGAAATGGGTAAGCTCGTGCTATTCCAGGACCCAGAGTATGTATAAACATTCAATGCATAAGGAATAATAAATTCACCGTCACTTGCAGATAAAACAACTGCAGTGTTTCCGTCAGACGAAATACACGACCTTGGTTCACCTGGTATGCTAGAGTATGTTCCTACTGTATCGAGTGTTGTTTCGAATGAACCATTTCTCCATATGTCGCCGTTTATAAGCCAGACAGATCCATCAGCGGATGTTGAAACGTATGACCGTTCATCGCTTATGTTTGTATTCGTCCACGAGGAGTCGATATACGTATAAACGTTTGTAAAGTTTAAAGGGGTTCCGGTCTGTCTCTGACCTGATGCTAAAAACGTATTTCCGTCATCACTCAACGCGATAGAACCCATCTGTCGCACACCGTTAACCGGTATGCTCGGACGAACCTGTTTGTATCCTGTGATTGATGTTAAACTTGTCTGAAGGTTCAGCGGAGATTGACCACCGCCAAACCCACCTTTGCCTTTGTGTCCGTACCAATACATGTTTCCGAACCCACCGTCTACGTACGCCTGTGGTTTCAGGAACCCAAAGTAAGGATTCGAAACCTGACCGTCCGTGAGGTACCCGGCGCCTGAAATACCTGAACCGGTTCCGGACGGTAAGAATGACCCAGGTTGTCCGGAACCTCCAGCTTCGAAAAAGTACGTAATCGGATTTGTTAAACTGATTGCCGAATTAACTACTCGGTTTCCCGTCGAGTCCATCGATGCAGCGGCAAAAGGAAATTCGTTAACGGTATCAGAAACAGTAATCTGAGAATCGGTCGTGTAAAGTGTCACGTTAAAGTACTGAGCAAACAGTAAAAGAGACCCGTCGTATGAAAGTTTAATGACACCTGGCAAATAATTCGTTTGAGGAAAAGGAAGTGTGATATCTTTCGAGAGCGTACCATTTGTATACACGCGTAACCAAATAGTAGCAATATTTGGATCAGCTAACAAGAGTGCAATCGTTTGTCCATCATATGACATGTCAATTTGATCAAACGGTTCAGAACCACTGGAGAGTAATACCGGACTACTCCATGTCGATTCTCCTGTTCGCGTATAAACCCATGATTTTTGAGTATAAGGATTAGATCGTTGTTCTGTGTTTACGCATATAGACGTTCCGTCTCCGCTTATCGCTACATATGTGGATCCATTTCTAAAATAATTCTCGTTCACCTCCACCGCCGGTTGTATCTGGATGAGAGAATTCCATGTCAAGTCTTGATTTTTCGTACAGACGTATACAATTTGGTCGTAACTTACTGCTGATGGTACGGTTAAAATAACAGTGTATCCATCGTATGATATGTTAAATGATCGATTTCCCTGTGAATACCAGGTGGTTACATCCGTTATTAAGTTTGGTCCAGTCCATTCTGAATCTATGTATTCAAAAACTCGAATATTTTGAGAACTAAATAATAAAATTGTGTCACCGTTCCCGCTTATTGTTGGGAACTGCTCAGAACCAACAACAGGAAAACTTGTTTCAAAATTCCATACACCTGATGAATATCTGTATACTGCATATTCATACACAAAAGTAATTATATCGAGGTTTAATGCAACCATTACTGTTCCATCGGCAGACATTGACAATGAAATTTGGACTGTGTTCGGAATCACAAACTCGGTACGCAAGTACCCTGTCGAATACACTCCACCGTCACCCCCACTCGCGACAATCAAAGGCTTTCCTCCGACCGTCACGAATGTCCCACCACCCCCACCGACCGTCACGTTATCTGCAACGTTCGCCACTAGTGGATTCGGTTGTTGACCCACAAGCATCGTGAGCGTTTGACCCTCGTTCAGATCCACGTCACCTGAGACGACCCGACCTGGTGTCGCGCCATACGCGCCTGCAGCCTCGATACGGTACGTGCCTGTCGCCGGAACCGTCCATTGCTGCTGACCGTCCACGATTGAAAAATCACCTTCACGCCACGGTGCGTTGGCGTACGTCTTGGTCGAGTCCGGTCCTCTGTGACCTGACGTCCCCAGTGTCGTGAATGTGAATGTGTCAAAGTAGTACAATCCGGGGTATACCGGATTGTAATTGTCCATTCTAGTATTTAGTTATACATTAAATTCCCGATTCCGCCTTGGATCGCGAGTAAGTTGTACGTGCGTGCCCAGACCGTTTCGGCACCGCCGTCGAATATCTGGTCCCTGATTCGCGAAAAGTTGACCGTGCCGTTCGGAATCTCAGACTCGGGGTCAAACTCGAATGACACAACCGAAACGTTCCGAATAGGCATGGCTGTGTGTGTCTCGAAGGGCTCTATGACGTTGAGGAACGTGTGCGTTCCGTCATCGTCAGTCACAATCTGCTCACCGGCGAGCTCGAGCGTGCTCCGGGTCGCCAGATTCGAGTACTGGAACACGTTTGCAGAGTCGGGCGCGCCTGTGACCCACAATTCCTTGACAGGGCCCTTGATGTTCATCTGGGTCATGTCAGTGACCTTTTGCGTTTGGACCAACCCGATGAGCGCCTTGTCTGGTTTTTTGACACCCGGGGGTAAAGACTCGTAATCCACGAGGATACTCGCCTTGAACGTCGTGTCAGGTCCGTACGGATCAAACTCGACGATGTTCGTTTCTGTGTTATCCCCTTGGGCAAACATGTAGACGTACCGAGGTCCGTTGGCGAAAATCATGGGTGCTGTCCCAGTGAACGTGATTGGTGCCGTCGAGTCCGTCGACGAGTAGTACTTGTAGGCTGCAGGGCTGTTCAAGTCAGCGGATGTGTCGATTTCGACGACGGATGAGACGGTCAACGAATTGCTCGATGCGTAAATCTTAGAACCGACGGCATGCAGATTTTGAACACTGTCTCCCGGGATGTTTACTATCGCTGTGTCTCCAAACGCAACGCCGTACCAATTACCCACAACTGAAATAGTTGTCCATGTTTGACCATTATCCGTTGAGTATGACGCTGCATAAAATGATGATACTGCAACAAAGATACCATTACCAAACGTGACTGATTGATATACATGTATAGATGGTAATGGTGCCGACCACGATTGACCGTTGTCCGTTGAGTACGTTGTTGAATCTTGTCCTACTGCGACAAACGTGTCGTTTCCAAAGGCGATAGAGTAGAACTGTCCGTTTACTGATATAGAACCTGACCATGTTTGTCCATTGTCTAAAGAGTACGCAGTAGCGTAATATCCGACAATGACAAAAGTACCGTTTCCAAAAGCGATATTACCAGAATATAGAGGGATATAAACAATGTCTGACCACGTTTGTCCGTTATCCAACGAATAGACACTATAATTAAAACCAACAGCTACGAATGTATTATTTCCAAAAGCAATCCATCCTAAGTTAGCATTTGGTTGAATTACAGAAGATATCCACGTCTGAGCGTTATCGTCTGAATATGCCGCAAAATCTCCGACTGTAACAAATCTACCATTTCCAAAAGCAACTCCTGAACAATTTAACGGAGCTGATATATACTCTTCCCATGTTCGGCCACCGTCATTTGAATATGTAACGCTGCTACCATCTACAGTCACAAACGTCTGATTTCCAAAACACACAGTATACGCACCCAAGCTTGGTTGTACGTAGTTCCATTGTTCCCCGCCGTTAGCAGAGTACATCCTTGATGTACCCCCCACAGCGACGAAAGTGCTTGTCAGTGTATAATTTTTAAACGTACCATCATTTGAATAAATGATTATGTTATATCCGTCTGTAAAATATAATGTATTACCAATGAGAACTCCGTTCGTAATGTGATTACTATATATAGAGTAGTCCACGGGATTCCATGACGCTGTAAAGTCTCCGTTGAAGCTGAATATGTAAAACTTCCCGGGTGTGTTTGTTAAAGCAACGAGTTGACTTCCCGTCGTCAGGAACTGGTACACTGATGTTGCTGTCGAGTCGATGTTCGACGTGAAATTAAACGTTGTATAACTTCCGGGGTTTGTAAACGATCCCGTTGTGTCGAACCTTGAAAAAAACAAGTTTGATGTAGCCGCGTTACTGACTGAGTAATACACGTACCGAAAGTCGGCAACGATCGTTCCAGTCAAAGTTCCAATTGTCGGTGTGTAACTGTTCAGTTCGAGTGACGAAATGTTTCCTTGGATCAATTCATCGATAATTCCTCGAACGAGTTGTCCGTCTGTCAGTCCGATGTACAGGTTCCCTGAGAGGACACAAAACTGACTGAACAAGCTCGAACCCGAAAACGCCGAGAGGACGATGTACGATGCGGGGTCGTCGACATTTTTCGTCGTATCGAAAATGATAAATTGACCACCATACGTGACGATGAAAATATACTGTTGGTACGAGAATGTCGTTTGGACGTTGACGGGTTGTCCATTTAACAATCCAGTCGACGCTTCGTATGTCGTGTACGATTTGGCGTCCAGGAAATCGCCGGTACCCTGATTCAGATTCTGGGACAGGTTCAAGTATGAATCGAAATCAACTTCTACGCTCATGTTCTGGTGGGTCAGAGCACACAGAGGAATCTCTTTCGTTCCAAGTGGTAAATTGACGTAGTATTCACGCGAAACAGTCGCCTGTGTCTGATCCAGGGTTCCGTTCATCAACTTCAGAATCGCCTTGTTTTCGTACGGAATGAGAAGATCGTTTTGGAGTTCGATGTACTCACCAGAGTACTCCTTGATTGTTTGTTTGCCAACGAGGACTCGAACCGCCTTGCACAGTTTGTGCGCGACCGAATCATCCCACGTCGACGTACTCGGGGGAAGGAATCCTGCAATCCAGCCACCTTGTGTGAATGTCCAAGGCGGTGTCACTGGAAATGAGTACGTGAGTCCGTTACGAAAATCGAATCCCCAAAAAGCTGCATCGGTGGAATTTCCAAATGATATTGACGGGTAAATATTAGATGAAAACGTAAACTGAGTCTGAGTCGTATTGACCACAATAGGAGGAACAACGAGTGTAACTAAGTCGGTTGGATCCTGATAATATATATAGTTTGTAAATAGAAGATCACTCCATGCACCTGTAAGTGTCACTGGAACCGACCATGAAACTCCGTCGTCTTCAGAGTACACAGTTGTGTTAGTTCCTATCAAGACAAATCTACCATTTCCGTAAGCAATACCATTCCACGTTTCATTTGGAACTGGGAATGATGTCCAAGAAACTCCGTTTGTAGTCGAACATAATACATTAGCGTAACCTCCTATATCCGTTACTGTAACAAATGTGTTGTTTCCGAAAGCAATTAAACTTGAACCATTGTTAGCGGGAACCGATGACGCCAGTGTCCATGAAACACCATTTGTCGAATGATATATATTGGTTCCAGTTCTAATAAATGTATTGTTTCCAAACTCAATACGACTGGCACCCACTGCAGACGTGGGAGAAGTCCATGTTTTTCCTTCATCGGCTGAACATATCACGTAATTTTGCCCTATTGCGACGAACGTATCGTTTCCGTACACTGCGTCATACCAAGTATCTGAAACCGGTACAGACGCTAGTAACCATGTTTTTCCGTTGGTTTCGGAATACCATATTTCATAGTTATTATTATGAAATGCTATAAACGTGTTTTTTCCGAATGCAACATTTGTAAAAACACCAAAAAAATAACCACCGGGATTAGTTCCTTCATTCCATGTCTCACCATAATCAAGTGAATAATAAACACCAAAATATCCAGTGGCAACGAGAGCACCATTTCCAAATGCCAAATAAGATAAACCGGTACCGTTTATAGTCGGTTTTGTTGTCCATGTTTGTCCGTCAGTTGAAGTTATAAAAGTGACAGAAACTCCTCCAGACGTTTTCAATGATACGAATATCTTTGGTAATAATGAAAACTGAACCGTAAATGTTGTATCAGTTGATGAAATAACAGTGTAATTTCCTTCGTTAATAGGGATAGACTTGATCAAAAGATTGACTTGTTGACCGACCGAAAAACCAGATGATGATGATGTCGTCAAAGTGAGTTCCGTTTGAGTTTGGTTGAATATAGCATTTGTTATTTGCCACGTCTTGTTCGTCACGTTGTTCACCCACAGGTTCGAGTTTGTCGTCGAAAAGTAACTGATAATGTCGCCGCACTGGATCCCCGGACTCGAAACCGTGCCGTTGTATGAGATGCCTGCGAGAACCGTCGAACACGTGAATGAGTTGGCTGTTGGTATGCTCGTGATTGTGTACGTCCCGTCCAAATCGAAGATGACATAGGCTGTACCGGCCAGACTCACCTGCGCCCCGATTGAAAAGTAGTGGTTCCCGGCCGTGTTTGCAGTCAGGGTCACACCGTCTGCGACGACCAACGTCAGACCCATGTTCGCATAGACGGTGGCACCCACTTCGGAGGACGGTGTCGGGAACACGTACTGACCCTCAACCGTCGGATAAATGGGTGGGAGGACCGTACGTAAAGTCATACGGGTCATGTAATCCCCCTTGACTGGGATGGTACACCGACCCGTGGAGTCAAACGTCACCTGGTTGTCAAATGGAATCTCGTACGTTTCTCTGGATCTGTTCACACGAGGGTTATACTTGGCTTCGAAATACGTCCTATCTGGGTTGTCTGACAGCCACTGGTCTTCTTGACCATGTCCAGCCAGCAAAATTTGTGATGCTGACATACTAATCTACACCAAGAAAACATCCAGCGCGTCTTTCACGTGTGTAAAAAATCCAGTACACCATTAGGAAATGACCAATCTGCAGCTCAAAAAGTTTGATCCGAGCAAGATTGGCGACGACAAGGTGTGCGTGTTCATCGGCAAGCGCGGCACGGGCAAGTCAACGCTCGTCACAGACATCATGTACCATAAGCGACACCTGCCCGTCGGCATCGTCATGTCTGGTACGGAGGACGGCAATCACTACTACAAGCAGTTCATCCCCGACCTGTTCATCTACGGTGATTACAAGCGCGACGCCATCGAAAAGGTGCTCGATCGTCAGAGGCGAATCGTATCAGCCGGTGGAAAGTCGAGCGCCTTTTTGCTTCTGGACGATTGCATGTACGACAAGGCGTTCATGAAAGACACGTGCATCAGGCAATGTTTCATGAACGGGCGTCACTGGAAAATCTTCTTTTTGCTGACGATGCAGTACTG